AATAGCCAATGAGAGGGCTTTAGCGAGGGCTGAGACATGATTCCTAATCCTTGGGTGATTATTGGGGCTATTTTGGTTGCTGTGAGTGTCTATTTCTATGGACACCATAAAGGGTGGGACGATAGGGATATTGAGATGCAAGCGGAGATTGCAACTAAGAATGAGGAAGCAAGGTCTAAGGAACAGGAACTTGCTAAACAGTTAAATGAACAGTCATCTAAACTTTTGGAGGCAAACAATGTCATCAATGAAAAACAGTCTTCTCTTGATCGTGCTATTAGGGCTGGTAAGTTGCGCCTCCCGACCCCAAGTTGCCCACAAGCCAATGCAAGTACCGCCCCTTCCAGCGGAGATAGCGCAAAAGCGGGAAGCGAATCTGACACAGAGGTTCTCCGACTTATTGCTCAAATCATCGCAGACGGAGACAAAGCCATCAACCAACTCAACGCCTGTATCGATGCCTACCAAGCAGTAATGGAGAAGAATAATGGCACTAACCGCTGAAAAACTACAAAAACTCCATATTGGTGCTGAATGGGTAGATGCCCTAAATGAGACTTTTTCTCGTTTCGACATTACTTCCAACAACCAACAGGCGATGTTTATTGGACAATGTTCGCATGAATGTGGCAATTTCAAGTTATTGGAAGAGAATCTGAACTATCGTGCCGCCACCCTGATGAAACTCTGGCCTAAACGCTTTCCTACTCAGGAGATTGCCAATGCGTATGACAGGAATCCAAAGAAGATCGCCAACATGGTCTATTCCTCTAGGATGGGCAATAGGGATGAGGCTAGTGGTGATGGGTATCGTTTTCGTGGGCGTGGCTGTATTCAACTTACTGGTCACGCTAATTACTTTCATGCTGGTCAGGCTTTGGGGGTGGATTTTGTGTCTAATCCTGATTTGGTTAGCACTCCAAAGTATGCCGCCCTTACCGCAGGATGGTTCTGGTCAACCCATAAGTGCAATCAACCAGCGGATGCCCTTGACTACACTAAAGTCACCAAGATAATCAATGGTGGAACTATTGGGTTGGATGACAGGATAAAGCACGTTCAGATGGCTTTGGCAGTCCTTGCTTAATCGCTATTGATGTAGAGAATAGCAAGGATTATCCCTATCCCTACGACAAACCCAAGGAAAAGTAGGGCAAATAGGGTAAGGATGCTTTCAATCATTGTTGTCCCCTTGCTCGGATTGCAGAGGCGCACCATGTTGCCAACACATCTTCGCCTTCATATTCAATATCAATTTCTTCACATACCTTTGCACACGCCTCACGCTCTGCAAAAACTGCTCGCTCAATCTCACAAAGCAAGCAAACGCCTACATAGTCCTCATATCCTTTTTCATGTTCTTCTTGGCATACAACAACAATCTTATTCATTGTTGTCCCCTTGCGCGGATTTTTGTGGCACATCTGTTAGCGGTATATCCACTTGAGCCATCTCTGCTATCTAATGAAATAACAGCACAAAGCAAAGCACATTCCTCACGCTCTTTTTCTGTTACCAGTTTGGCAAAGCGTTCAAGGTTTGGGTCTAAATCACATCCAGTATGCGGTTCTCTTGTCCATTGCCTACCTTGGAATTCATGAATGATGAATCCAGCCTCACGCGCCATGCTAATGATTTCTTCTTTGGTCATTTGATTCTGTTCCTAATGACATCTTCCAAGCACCTAAAAAGGGTAAATACAGCCCCTAAAAAGGCAGGAGCAATCATTCCTGCCACAAAAATCAATACTTCACTCATTGTTTAACCTTCAAAATTCGTTGTTGTTTGCCTGACATTCCTGCCCGTGTCAGACCCGTATCCTCAATATAACCCTTTTCTAGCAATCCCTTAAACCTTGCTGTGACGCTTGAATAAGGCTTGTTTGGCAACTTAGCCAATACCTCGTCTTGAATACAACCATTAGGGAATGTGGCAATAGTCTCGTAGACCAGTTGCTCTAGGTTAGTCGTGTTGACCAACAATGCCGCTTGCTTGCTTGTTTTTGGCGAGTCTTTTCTTGCCAACTTAAATGGTGGAGAACCAAAAAACTTCTCTACCTGACCATCAAACCATGCTTTATCTAAACTACTCATATCTGAACTCCTGTTAAATTGAATTGATGTCGTCTCTCCGACTGTCACCGCCTTGTATATTAAAACTGCGGTTGTTTTGAGAAGGAGTGATGCAATCCAAATCGCTCAATGGGGAGATTGCACCAACACATATACAAGATGCCTTTATTTAACCCCATCAAAATGGTATGGAATCATCTTCCAAATTCTTTGGCAATGGCTTGCTTGCTGGTGGCTGTGCATCTTTTGGAGATACTGCCAAGCCCATGAACTTGCCAGACTTACCTTCCTTGATCCAAGCAGACAACCAGTATTCTGTGCCATCTACCATGATCGAACCCTTATAGTCAGGATGTTTCTCCTGTTCTTTCTTATCGTTCTTAAACAACACTCCTGAGTTGTCGCGTTTCTGCTGTTCCATATTAACCTCTTATTAAAATTGCCAAGTAACTGCCTTAACAGCCCACATTTGTGCAGTCTGCGTTTCTGTAATTGCAATACTTAACATTCTTGCAATTTCAGGACTTGCATCGACTCTATGTTCTGCAAGCAAATCAATAATCTCAGCATATTTACGCTTGATTAAATCAACATCCTCACGATTTCCAGGGTTGAAACTTACGCCACAAGCCTTTTCACCATAAGACATTTCACGTTGTACATTTTCCATATTAACCTCGTAATTCCTTAACTTTGTTTAACTTGTCATCTAGTTCACCCAAGAACTTGATAACCTCTTTTTCCAGCGTTGCAATGTAGGCATCATCACGCTCGAAACGCTTGATTACTAATTGCAATTCTGCGGGAAACCTTGGATCAAATGAACACAAATCTGTCCATTTGGCCTTTGTGCAAGCCATTTGCCATTGAACTTGCACCTTATATTGATCGTCAATACCACCTAAGATGCTTTCTAAGTGCGTGTGAGACATTGGGCATTTCAGTTCCACCAAGCCTCCACCTTCAAAAACAAGCCCGTCAGGAGACGCGCCAGCCATCTCAATCGTAGGATGGTTAACAAAGGCTACTTGATCTACTAAAACGCCCATCTTGGCCTCATAAGCGGCTCTAGCAAAGGGTTCTTGCTCAGTTCCCCAGTTCATAGCATCGTTGGTGTATGACTCTGCTACTGTGTTTGTCAGACGTTCAAGTAGCAACTGAGTCATGTATTTGTCTCTGCTAGTGGAATAGCCTGTCTTTGTGGTGGCAACAATGTCCTTAACCCGACTAGCCGTAACTTTTCCTAGACGCAATTGCTTCCAAGCATCGCTACCTTGGATGATTTCTTCACTCATTTCAACCTCTCTTGCATCATTGCATCTGCTATTTGATAAGCCCTATTAGCAAATTCATCCATAGTTGCCGTTAAAGATGGTTCTGAAATCAACGCTTGCATTGCTTTGGCGGCAAAGTAATCACGAATTGTTAGCCCTTGATACTTCTCAATGGTGAAGTTGTTTGGGAAGGCTGGAATGTTCTTCATTTCAACTCCTTCTTACGAGCATCTTTGGCGGCAATCATCTTGGTCTGCCATGCTTTGTTGCCTTGGCAAGCCGCAAATGCTTCGATGTAGATGTCCTTGAGTTGATCAAGGGATGAAGTAACTTCAATGGCAGACAAGTAGTCCAACATCATGTTTTCGTCCACAGATGACTCATCTTCGCCTTCAGGTAAGTCTTCACCAGCGTAGATATACAAGCCTAAGCCATGCAACGACAATGCCTTTGTCATACAACGCATGATGGCTGTATTGACTGCAAATGCGTCTGGGTTGGGGATTGCTTTGTTGCGGTAGTCCATCACGGGCAATTGGCAGGTCATTGGTTTGCCAAACATGGTGACTGTTACAAACACCATTGCTGTGCCGTTGATGTCCATGTAACACTTGTCACCAAACATCTCAATCTTGTATGAGGCATTTGCATCTGCTTTGAGAGCCTCTGCCCAAGCCCATGCCCATGATAGGTATGTAAGATTGTTTTTCTTCTCTGTATGCTCGTTGACGTTCTTCTTTAAAAGTTCGCCTATTAACTCTGCACGATCCACCAAATATCCTTTTTGCTCAGGTCTTGGTGACAAAACTAACGCCTCTTTATCGTATTTCGTATCCATTCTTAACTCCTATTTTGTTGACTCTGTTTGATCTGTTGTTCACCTATCCAATGTGCCAGCATAACCAGATCGTTGTTGATTCTGTTTATGTCCAACACAAACCCATCATAACTCTTGTTCATGCACTTTTTATCTAGGGATTTCACCGATTGTTCAATCCGCATAAGTATGGTTGAGTAGTCGTTCATAAATAGTTCCAAACAACATATGCAATCATGCTTATTGTTGCAATCAAGCCCAATAAAACTGGAACATCCCCAATATGAGGTGCTGAGTAATACGGCCCTTCAAATACGCCTTCGTTGACATATTGCTTTGGAAAGGCTGTCTCTAGTGTCCTTGGAAACATTCTTGTTGTCCCCATCAATTCGTTATCCATTCCATACCTCCTGAGCAATCTCTTGTCTGCAATCTGCGTCCAAGTATTTAAATTCCACAAAGTGATTCTCATGGCAACAAACTAATTTGCCGTCTTGTGGTTGCAAGCAATAGCAACAAAAATAGACATTCCACAAGTCTTCGTAGATGTCCTCTAGTTCGTTCTTGAGTTTCATTTCTTGCCCTCCAGTTGTGCAATCCGTTGTTCAAGTTTCTTAACGATTGCTTCGAGGTCTTTAATGCGATCTAACAGCATATTCTGATATGTGTAGTCGCTCTTGCGGTATGGGGCTGTTAACCCCACTACTGTTCTATCCATATTAACTCCTATCTTGTTTATTAACGCTTCATTGCTCTCACAAATTGGGCAAAACTAGATGCTGTATCACCAAAAGGCAACTTAGCAATCTCGCTTGCCACTTCTTCCAAAACATCATTTCTGATGATCTCTGGATCAATCGCTCTAAGGTTTTCAGTCAAGTCTCTGACCAATTCCCTCTGAGCCGTTCCATCTGTGACACCTGTGGCGACTTTTCGTTGTTCGTCAAAATAAGTGGACTTCTTAATCTGTTCACTTACATTGAACTCCAAGTCATCAAAGGCATCATCAAGTTTTGTCATTCACGCACCCTAATTGTGTCCACTAAGTTCTGTGCCAAATGGTGATCTTTTACCATATTGAAGATCAAAGTGCAAATGATGTCTCTTTCGTGTTCAGCACCCAAGTCGTAAGCATTGGACATTCCATTGATGACTTGCTCGTCACAAGCCGCCATTCGCAGGTGCTGAATCATCTCAGTTTTAGTCAAAAGATTCCTCCCATTCTTTTTTCCATTGGGTTGTTATGTCTCGCATCTCGTCCATCGCTTTGTTCTCGCAAAAATTGTATTGCTTGCGTTCCAAGTCATAGGTTATGTGCTTGCCATCCTCATCAAACACGGCAAAGTCAATTTCGTAGTCATCAGCGTGATCTGGGTCTAACTCCTCGCCTGGCGACAGGATGTCAAAGCATACTAAGCACTCTCCAATGCCTTCTAAGTAGACGCAGATTTCATGTTTAAAGTCACTAGGTTTAACGCACATATCAACTCCTTTTCATTTGTGGTGAAAGGATTATTGGATAGTTTTTATGGATTGAATACTAGGACAAACCCTATATTGACAAACTTATTTTTAGATTAGGATTGCTTGTCAAAGGAGATTTAAATGATATTAAATCAAGGAAAAGTGGCTGGCGGGTTGATTGATGACTTGCTGGAAACAGTCCATAAATATGATGAAACGCTTTATATGGCAACTGTGATTGGTTGCTTGGAGTTGGTGAAGCAACAGTTAATAACTGAATCTATGGAGAATGATGATGGAACTTAAACAATCGCACGTAACCTTGCTTAAAAGGCTAGAACACTCGTCTTGCTCACTTAAAGACTTCACTCATGCAACTCAAGCAGTAGGCAATCAAGGATACCACTTTGAGAAATACTTAAGTGATTTAGAAAACTATGGATATGCAGTTTTGATAGGAGATTACTATCACATCACAGGATTTGGGGTTGCCAAACTGGAAGAGAAAAGGATGGCTGTTAAACCAGTTAAGACCAAGATTAGCGCAGGAACAACCACAGAACTCTATGATGGGGCTGACTTAAAGCAGTCTTGCTGGAGAACTGGGGCTTATGATTTCTTAAAATACCCGAGTAAATTTGGAGAGTATTTGGTTTATCCAAGAGTTTCCCTATAATAGTTTGAAACACGGCTAGATACGAAGTCATGAGCGTATTGAAAAGGGTTACACCTTCCCCTGCCGAGGTTTCTCTCAAAGGTGCTTGAAAAAGGTAAAAACAATGCATTATTACCCCCACCATATTGGTGACTTCATCAAGGCCACCGCTAGGCTGTCTGATTCTCAGGCAATGGCTTATTTACGGCTCTTGTGGATGTATTACGACAGCGAAAAGCCACTTAAACCCGATACAAAAATTCTTGCTTTTCAAATAGGCGCTTCACAAGAAGATACTCAACTGCTTTTGGACAGTTATTTTGTGCTTTGTGACGTTGGCTGGACTCAAACAAGATGCGACAAGGAAATCCAAGAATATAGGGATTTGTTAACCAAAAAGTCTACTGCTGGTAAAGCATCTGCTGAACAGAGGAGGAACAAGCGTTTAACGGATGTTGAACAGGTGTTGAACGGGCGTTCAACGGATGTGCAACTAACCAATAACCAAGAACCAATAACCAATAACCAAGAACCAGTTATTAAAGAAGGTAAACCTTCTTTGTCTGGAACTACGTTCCCGCCATGTCCACATACAGAGTTATTGAAACTATGGAATAAGCATTTGCCACATCTAACCCAACCTAGAACTTGGGAAGGAAACAGACAGGCCAATATGAGGCAAAGGTGGATTCAGGCTGGAAAACCATCCTCATATTCACCTGATGGCTACAAAACCACAGAAGACGGGTTGCGCTGGTGGGACTCGTTCTTTGGCTACATAGCCACAGATACTTCCTTGCCAAAAGGGTTTGACACCAAAGGCAGGACTTGGCGACCAGACTTAGAGTGGGTGGTCAACGCCACTAATTTTCAGAAAATCATAGATGGGAAATACAACAAATGACCTTTGCTAAACCAAATACAGAAAACTATCGTGGCGGGAAAATCAATGATGATAATGACCCGCCTCCACCACCAAAACCATGCACAGTTTGCAAAGAAATAACGGCTCATGCCGACTTGATGACCTATGGCGCAAGGTGCTGGAAGTGCTACGACATCTATTGCAGAACTGCACCACCTTTTATTGCCGAACCTAACAAATACCATGAAAACGACAAAAAGGCGTGGGCAAAAAGGATAATGGACAAACACAACGAAGGCCGACCTGTGAGCAAAATAGCCTTGGAATTTGCAAGGGAAGCCCTGAGATGAATACCGACTTGTTTGACAAGTATCCAGAATGGGTGGGTATGCCTGAGTTTGTTCAGGAAAAGAAAGAACCTTACAAGGAACTTATCGTTAGATTTGAGACAGAAGATGATTACAAAGAATTTCAGCAGTTGATTAACCAAAAACTAACAGTAAAAACTAAAAGTATTTGGCATCCTTTCAAATCTCATTGGGGATTAGATAAAAAGGTTTACAAAGATGTTGCCTAAATTCCCAATTTACATTGTCTCCAAAGGTAGAGCAAACAATGGATTGACTACTCGTGCATTACATGAAATGGGCGTTCCTCACTATTTGGTCGTTGAAGAAGACGAAATGGATTTATACAAAGAGGGCAGATGCTTTGGGGAAATATTGGTTATGCCACATATCTACAAAGCAGAATACGAATTGTGTGATGACTTAGGGTTTAGCAAGGGAACGGGGCCAGGCCCCGCCCGAAACTTCTGCATAGACCACTCCATATGGAAAGGCTTTAACCGCCATTGGGTGCTTGACGACAACATTGATGCTTTTCACTATCTGAATCGCAACGAAAAGTTTGAGATACGAACTGGCGCAACATTTAAAGCCGCAGAAGACTTTGTATGTCGCTATTCAAATGTCCCTGTGGCTGGCTTTAATTACTATTCATTCTGCAAAAAAAACGATGCCGTTCCCCCTTATGTCCTGAATACTCGCATTTATTCCTGTTTGCTGATTGACAACAAAGCAGGATACAGATGGCGTGGCAGATACAACGAAGATACAGATTTAAGCCTTAGAGTGCTGAAAGATGGCCTATGCACTATCCAATTCAACGCTTTTTTGTGTGGAAAAATAACAACTCAAAGAATGAAAGGCGGCAATACTGAAGAATTTTATGATGATGAAGGAACTTTACCTAAGAGTCAAATGCTTGAAAAACTACACCCAGATGTGGCTAAAGTTGTTTTTAAATTCAATCGTTGGCATCATCATGTTGACTATTCTCAATTCAAAAGCAATAAGTTAATTAAAGTTGTTGATACAAGCCTAATGCCAAAAATCAACAATTATGGAATGGAACTTATAAATTTATGACCATAAATGACGCAAACAGAATCCTTGACAGAATCAGAGAAGGCTACCCAATGTCCTTACTTGTCACAACTCAAGCCCTACAGCGGACAGGAGACATTTCTAGACTATCTGATAAGCCATTACAGCCTCATGGCGATGAATCCAGCCACGATAGAGCAGTCGAGATGGAGAGCAAGGGAGTTAAAAGGGACTTTTCCTACTCTGCCTACCTTGATAGCCCAAAGAATACAGGAGATGAAAAATGATAGAAGCAATGAAACAGGCGCTTGAAGTTTTAGAAGATTTTGTTGATGACCCTAGAGCGCAAAAACAGATTGACGAAGCCAGCATTTCTTTACGCCAAGCCATCGCAGAGGCAGAGAAGCAAGAGCCTGTGGCGCAGTGCATGGTACATGGAGAATGTTTTGGTGGTAAGTGCATTTACCCACAAACAAAGCGTGAATGGGTTGGGCTGACTTGTGAGGAAAGTGAAGAAATACAAAAAATCAGCACTTGTTACGAACAAGCGGTTGAATTAACCGAAGCCAAACTCAAGGAGAAAAACACATGAAATGCCCAAAATGTCAATCTGACAAGACAGTTACGCTAGAAACCACAAAAACCGATGAGACAAACTTTCGTAGGCGAATGTGCAATATCTGCTTTCACACCTTTAAAACTCAGGAAATCCTTTATGTTGGCTCAATTCCAAGGAAAAAGAGGCTAACCAAACCCGTAGAAAAAGAATTCCAAAAGTCATTCTCTACCGATTTATTAAAAAGGTTTTGGAAATGACTGTGTTTATCGGTATAGACCCAGGTAGCGTTTCGGGTGCTGTGGGTGCTTTGCACTCAAACGGGGATTATTTGGATTCATTCATGATTGAACACCAAGACAAGCACATTTTGCCTATGGTGTTTAAAAACATGATTCTGAGGGTAATAGACCCCAAGGAAGGGGCAGAGATATGCTGTGAATTAGTCCATTCAATGCCTAATCAGGGTGTGGCAAGCACTTTCCAATTTGGACGGGCTGTGGGCGTTATAACTGCCGTCTGTGAACTGACTAATTACCCGCTTCACATGGTTAGCCCTCA